CAGCCGCCTAATAACAGCGTCATAATTGCCAGCAATGCTAGCCATGTTTTTCGTGTAATCATCATTTGCCCTTTTGATTTTTTGTTCATGCTGCTTTGCCAAGAGTGCCGATTGAGCTTTGAGTGTTGTTAGCTCAGCGCGCAGCCTGTCACGCTCGTTTTTGATTGTCCCCAGTGCTGCTAGTGTAACTGTTAGCGCTACAGCTAGCACTACTAATGCGTATTTCATAGCAGCTCCAATTTGCCTGTTACGAATAGTATGCGCTCGCTTGTGCGGCGCTTAACAAGTCCGCCAAGCTTTTGACCACCAGCGTATACCCAGCGGTCAAATTGACTAGCTGCCGCGCGCTCGTTGCCGTCATTTAGCAGCTTTAGCAGCGTGCTGTTTGTAAACGCGCCAACGCCCACATTAAAGGCAAAGCTCACTAGCGCATCAAATTGATGCTGCTCAACTTTTACTTTTAGTGCGCCAGCTACCCCGTGCGCATGTTCTGCAATATCGTCTAGCAGCAACGCCTCAGCTTGCGACTCGGTAACCACCATGCCTTTTCGCGCTGTCTTGGTGTGCCCCCAGCCGATTGTCCACACGCCCACAGCGTCTTGGTAGGCTTTGAGCTGTAGCCCCTCGTAGTGCTTAATGAGATGCAGCGCTGCGGGCTTATTGCAGTCATGCCGGCCACCCTCGTCACGTCGCAGTTGTTTTTTTAGCATCCTAGCGCCTCCAGTAAATCGTGTATTCAACGCCCAAGCCCACAGCGTCGTACGTCGGCCTGTCTTTATTGAGCGCGCAACTGTGGTGGGTGTACTGGGCGTAAATGCTCGCACCTTTATACTTAATCAGGCCCTGCTTTAGTCCTAAATTGCTAGTGAGCTTGTCGCTAATTCCGTCGTTGTGGCAAAACACGCTACCCCCTAGCTGCTGCTCAAGACCTGCGTAAATTGTGCTGTAGTGCAGGTATTTTACGCGCTCAGATGAGTTGGCATCCACCGCGTAAAACAGAGCCGCGCCCACGGTAAAAAAGACAAAAGCAAAAATGATACCTTTTAGCGCGCCGTTTTTCTTGAGTTGCGCAACTGGATTTTCTGTTTTTAATCGTGCGTAAAAATAGAGAAAACTAGCGACAACGATAAAAACAATTAACATAAACTTAAGCATAAATACCTCCAAAAATACAATTTCCCAAGAAGGTTTTAACACGCGTTGAGTAGGGCATTTAACCCTCTGCTGGCTGTCCATCTAGACCTACTGTGCCCGCTGGTTGTCCGTCTAAGCCCACAGCACCTTCGGGATAGTCAAACTCAAGGTCTCTTCCACTGACAAACAGCTCCCACATCTGAAAGCCATGAGGTGAATGAAGATTTATACTGATGATCGCGCTAGATACCCCAAGCTCATATACACCATTGATTGTCTCAACATTAGATACAATCTCTATGTCGCCTCCGTGGTTTAAATAGAAACCTACTCTCATGCTCGTAAGACTCGAATTGATTTCGTGATAAATTATCCCCTCATCCGTGATGACATCAACCCTGTGCTGCCCAGAAGTTGATCGTGAAACTCTTACCGAAAAACTTTTGTCGCTTTCAAAATTAATTAAACCAAACTCCACTCCGAGCTCAACTAGTAGTCCGGAATCAAAATTTATCCACTCCCAATCCGTCTTCACCTCAAAAGCATTACCTTTAGTTACCAGCCTGCTCTCTGGAATATCTCCGCCTGATATTAACGCACCGAATACCTCTTTATTGATCGCTGATACACTGCGGTCCGGATCAAACTCCCTGAATTCCTCTTTGCTGGCTTTGTTAAAGCAGGCGTCTAAAAAATCAAAAGGAAGAGATCCAAGCAGTGCCAGCTGCTCAGGCGTTGCATCCAACGGATAAACACAAGACTCCCCATCCTGCGCTTGGGCAAGAATACCATGTATGACTGGAAACATTATTCTAACCCTCCGCCCGCCCACCAAAAGCCGTCGTTTACATTGTACACCAAGCTCACAGCAGCTCCCTTGCCCTTGGTAGTTGTCGCATCGTCTAGAGAAACTACCGCGTCGGTTAGCTCAACTGCTCCATCGCCCGCCTGCACTAGCACACAGTTTACGGGGCTAGACACGCTCGCAAAGTTCACATCGACACCAGCGCCAGACGTAAAGAAAATAACGTGCCCGTTGTCAGCCTCGGTGATTTCGTAAGTGTTGGCAGCGACGGTTTTTTGCGCGTAAATGTGGTTTTGAGATTTTAACGCTTCGCCAATAGCATCGGTGGCGGCCGCTTGGCTCATCACCGCAGTGGAGCTGCCGCCAGTCTCCTGCACGACCTCGGTCTTGTTGGCTTCCTCTTCGATGCCGTCAAGTTTCTGTTTGTCGTCATCGGTAAAATCATTAGCGCTCAAACCTTTGCCGGCTTCTTTATCAACCTTCTCGCTCTCTAAGCGCTCTAACTCATCCTTGACGGATGCTGAGCCAAAAGATACCTGGTCTGCACTGTAGTCTCCAGCTTCTGGGTCAACGGCACCCGCCCTTCCGTTGAATGACGTTACGCCGTCGGGGGGAGTCAACATCTGAAGCCAGTTGTTTATATCTCCCGCAGGTTCTTGCTGCAGAATAAACGTCTCGCTCGAGTCAGTACGGATAGCAACATCGCCCACCTGCACGTCGAGCGCCAACATTTCTTGTTCGCTAGAAACTACAAACGGCTCGCTAATGGCAAGACGTGGCACCTGCTCGGCGCGCAGCTTTCCTTGAGCATTCAGTGTCGCCACCCCCGTTGGCGCGCCCTTCTCGATGGCGGGAATTGCGCCATCTGCTCTTGCGCCCTGAGCAGCGGTTGCAAAGTCGCTAGCATCGCGAGTTGCCGCACTTCCAAGTCCAAGATTGTCACGGGCCAGAGACACGCTCTCAACATCGCCAAGATTGCTATCCTTGCGCATAAAATCATCGGCATTGGCCGTTGCCCCGCTGCCTAGGCCAAGATTAAGACGAGCTTCCTCCGCATCCTCAAGGTCCGATAGGTTGTTCTCTACCTGTAGAAATTTATCCGAATCTTCAGTTGCGGCGCTTCCGAGGCCGAGGTTGATTCGTGCATCGGCTGCGCTGTCCAAATCTGACAAGTTGTTCGCAGATTGGAGAAAAAACTCAATGTCTTTTTTCGAGGCCGTACCAAGCTCGCTAAGCTCAAACTCACCATCCAACCATTCTTTTAGCTGGTCTGCGCTAACGCTTCTTGTGCGCCAGACGTCGTTCTTTTTTATCGACACTTCAAACAACATTTCACCGCTTGCCGCGTCGATGACTTCCATTTGACTGATTTTTATGGTCTCGCTCATTTATATATCCCCAACTTGTCTGACTATTCCGCCCTCGCTAAGACGTAGGACGCCGCTTTCATCAACTCTAGTTACAAACACGCTTTCTACGATTCTTAGAATATCATCTTCTGACACCCTGAGCAGCCCGTCTTCACTGATGCGGGCTCCCCACTCCAAGAACGCGCGCCACCCTATATCTACTTCCCAATTGTCCACAACAATCGACCTGTTATCGGCATCTCTGCCAAGAGACAGGCCTCCGCTCAGCATCCACGCGCCGTAAGTAGTCTGCGTGAGTCTACCCGCCGCAGGAGAGAAGTTTTGCAGCAAATGCAGCGCCACCCGCGCCTGCTGTAGCCACGAATGCGCCTCTTGTGCATTGCGATGCCTTACGCGCACTTGCACACGCCATTTTTGTCGTCTGTAACCCGTGTTCTCTAACCCACCTATGTGACGCGGCCTGTCGCTGAGGGTGTCATAGATTGTCAATGTGTTATCGGGCGTTGGCGGCTCGCCGTTAATGAATACACTGTCGCCAAGCGTGCCCACGCCCTGCTGCTGCAGGTATAACGCGATAATATGGGCTGCTGATTTCATTTGATTTTCGCCTCTTGCTCTGCTAGCTCGATGATTCTATCGGTTTTCTCGATAATAGCAGTTTCTAGGAATTTAGCCTGCCCGACCTCGTGGTGCGCTTCCAAATCCTCGTGCACGTAAAGCGCGTAGTTTTGGCGCACATCGATGCGAGCGCCGCCATTAACGGGCACAGAAAACTGTGCGTTTTTAAGGTCGCCCGTATCAACAGGTGTAAGCTCTTTTGAGCGGTTAACAATCTCGCCCGCTGCTTTGCGGATGCATTTAACAGAAAGCTCCTCGATGCGTTTTAGCTGGGCAGTTAGGTTTTTCTCGATTTCTTCCAGTCCCTTAATCACCCAAACACCTCCCAATCACCGTCCCAAGTGCCGCCGCCTGAGCGCGGTATTGTTTGGCCGCTGTCGTTTTTGAAAGCCGCGCCGCCTTTGCCGCCTTGTGCCATCCAGTACTCAGTGCTGCCATATATATATCTCGAACGCCCGCCGTCTGCCCCTCTGTTTCCACCTGCACCGCCCAAATAAGTACGATCAGGTCCTGCGCCGGTTACAGTGGTTCCGCCGGCCATACCACCTGTTGTTGCCGTGCCGTCATGCCCGTTAAAATCCCCTCCTGTTGCCCCTTTGCCAGGCGGCGTCCCCGCTCCGCCGCCGCCGCCGCCGCCCCAAGCCGAACTGCCAAAAACCGACGCTCCGCCGCCGCCGCCGCCGCCTGCATATCCGTTCATTACAACTTGGTGGATTTTAGTGGTGGCGAGCAGGGCGTGCCCACCATCTTGGCCGTCGATTCCTTGGACAACGTCTGAGGGGGGTGGGAACTCCCCAGCATCTCCCCCCGCCCCTAGTATCTCAACGCCGCTTTGTATTACAAGCTCTGTGGTCACGCCGCTATACTCGGGAATATTCCAATGCAAAGCCGCGCTGCCTGCGCTTGAGCAATTTAGCGTTACCCCGCTCGCCACCGTCACTATAATTCTATCGCCACTGCTTGGCGTGTACGTCGGATACGTCGCATCAAATATGTTTTTAACATTGACGTTTGTCATATCCTCGGCAATAAGTATCGGCCACACGTTAGGTCTTGCGTGCGTACCTACACCGAAGTTTAGAGCTACTGCTTTGTAGTCCCATTTGCTGCCCGTCACTGCTTCTCGGACACTTGTCACTTGCGCAGCTAATTCCATCTCTTCGCCCATGGTGTTTGTAACAAGGCGCGTTTTCAGTCTAAAAAACTGAGCTAGTTTCAAATCGCTGTCTTTTGCGTCGAGGCTAAATTGCAATTCGAGCGGCGGGTTTTTACATAGCTCGTGGATATTTTCTCCTAGCTCTACCGCTAAGGTGCCATCCAAAAAGTAGCCGTAAACATCTTTGCTGGTGACACTGCGTCTGTGATTGCCGTCCTCTTGCTCTAAGTTAATAAACGATTGCACCGATTTATAGTTTTTCGTGTCGTCCAAATCCTCAACCCAATTGCGAACGCCATGGTGCACGCTTACGCGCGTAAATACGCGGTTATGCTGAGGTTTTATACGTAAACTGTCTGCAATGATATTACTGTGCTCATCGATGAGTCTTGAAAACTGCAGTTCAGCCACGGGCGGCGCAGGCACGTTCGCGGCCAAGTGAATTTTAGCTGCTTCCTCGTTCCAGTACGGATAAAAATACATTTGCTCGGCAATATCTTCTAACAGCTCCGCAACGCTCGTTGGCTCAGGTATATAGCCTGTGTAGTTGTGCTGCAGCCAGTCGTACTGACTGACAACTTGGCTCCATTGCGCAAAGTCGAGGAAGTCACCCACGTCGCTGATGTTTGTGTATTCGTTTAGCAAGACCTCAATAATTCTCAGCGCGCTGTCGTTTGTAAATACTAGCACTCTCTGTATTGTCGCTCCTTCACTTAAGTCAGCAACAGCGGTGCCAAGAACTCCGCGAGTGACAGTATCGCCCTCAGGCTGCCTCACAACATGGATGATTTCACCGTCTATGTTGAAGTAGTTATTGATAAATGGAGTGATTGCGGGAAAGCCGTAAATGCTTCCCAGTTCGCCCACAGGTAGTTGGCCCGCCACACTTGCGGGCATATCTGTCAGTAGCTCGTTGCTGCTCTCCCGCGGCGCCTTCGCGTGCTTAATATTAGTTAAAAACAACGGGTCTTGGCACTCGATGTTGAGTGTGCCGCGCTCATCAACATTGCCCACATTTTTGATAACGAAAGTGCGCGTCTTTTTACCTACCACCTCGCCGTCTTTTATGTATCCCGTAACCCAATCGACGCGACGCGCGTACAGATATGGATTGCGCGCAAGGTACTTAATCAGAAACGTGCTGCGCTCATCGGGCTGGTATCCCACGCCGTCTAACTGCGCTGCACCGCTAATACGATGTGTGAAATACTTGTCTTGTAGGCGGTCGTTTGAACGGCCGTCCATTAGCGTTATATTGAGCGTTGCGCGCGTCCCGAGTGGCCCTGAGCCACTGTCAACACCTGCGGGGTTAATGGTCGCGGGCTTGTGGCTTGTTTTGTGCAAAAACGGGTATGCCGCTTCAAAATCTTGACCAAGCACCGCAGGAGTGACAATCGTGCTAGTAAAGTTGTCGGGGTTATAAAACACGTCACGATGCGTGCCACGGTTGTAGCTATTTTTAACCGGGCACGTGTTTATAGTGTTAAAGCATTTGTCAGTCACATCGCCGCCAAGTACGGCGGGGCAGCTGGTGCCAAAGCTGCGTAGGCATGTGTCACGGTAAACGACTATGTACTCAACCGGGTATCTCATGCTGGACACCTCAGTGTAAAGCTTACCTGCACATACTCCTCGTCTGCAGTATATTGATAGCTTGGCTCACTCTCAGTCCACCCGTAGTGAACAAAATCTTTGTCAGCGACTTTGTAATGCACATAGCACGCGCGCGTCTCAAGCTTTTCAAACAATTCTAAAATCTCGTTCATTCGGTCTGTGGTGGCAATAAAAGATAGCGGCTCAAGCGTCACTGTAGCGCCGCGCCTCACTGCTGTGCGACCTAAAAAGTGGCCTTTGGAGCTAATGTTGTTGTTGTAAACCACATCTTTATTAAACTGCGCAGGGCTCAGCTGTGTGTTTTCGATGCAGGGGAATTCGTATGGCTCCCCTCCGGAGAAATTTATAATAGAACTAACCCCATTCACTACAAACCCTAGCGCTGTCAAAGAACCGCCTGTTGCTGCATCAGTCATAAATATGTTTATTCCACTGCGCCTAGGTAGTCCACGAATGCCAGGCGGACCGCCCATATTCGTCAACCCTATTGCTGAGTAATTAGCATCAGACAAGACCACCCCTGCGGCCACTGTTTTTCCAACCACTACTTGGTCGTATGCTGCGATAGCGGCAGAGCTAGAGTCGCTAACGGATGCCGCCTCATACGTCACGTCAGATATAGATAGCTCAGGGTTGATTATGTTTGGGCTTGAGTCCAGCTCAGGACTCTCTCCATCGAACCCAGCCACCAATATTCTTAACATCTACATCACCCCCACAATCTTTCCGCCATCCTCTAGCTGCGTATTTAGCGCGGCCAACACCTGTGCGCCGTCATACAACTGACTAGGGTCAATGCCGTGCAGATAGACGTTTTGTGTCATTTCGCCGCCTCCTGATGCCACTGCTTGCGGCTCAGGCGCTGCAGCACTTGGCGCACTTGGCGCAGCAGAGCTTCCGCCGCCGATTTTCTGCTTAGCAATGTTGGCAACGTTGGCAAATCCCGCTGCGCCCACGAGCGCTGCCATGGGTGGGCCTATGATTGGCCCTAGTGCCCACGCTTTGCCGATACCTTGGTATGTATCAATAGTAGCATTTGCAATAGCCGCAGCCTTGCCGATTTCAAACATTGATTTGCTGCTGCTGTTCGTTATGCTTTCGCCTTGGCCTAGCGCGGTCTGGATGCCGCTTAGGCGGGCGCGTTGCCCTGCTTTTTCTATGCTGGTTAGCGCGTCTTGGTATTGCTGCTCTGCGGCTAGCATGCCGTCGTGGTATTCTTCGAGGCTGATAAACTCAAGCGCACACGCTTCGTTCAGCCGATCCATTCGGTCGTTTCTCTGCTGCTCTAGAAACTCTTCCTCTGTGAGCATGAAGTCCATGGCGCCACGGCGAATTTCGATGATGTCAGCAACATGCGCCTCTTCTAGCGCCTTCATTTCATCAAGCGCGCTCGCCGTTTGGTCGCGAAGGCCGTCGCCAGTGGCGCGGTTAACATCTAGTATGGTTGCCTGCACGCGCTCAAGCATCGCTTTGTTTTCATCTTCGTAGCGCGCACCGCTCCACACGTCGCTCATGGCATCAGCGCTGTTTTTTGCAATTTCGACAATGTCGCCAAAGCCGCTTTTCGCGATGTCAATGGCGCCCCTGAAATTACCCTCAAACAACTGTACTACTGCTGCGGCTAGCGCGCCTATCGATGTACCCACTGCGTTTATTACGCCGCCAAGGCCTGCCACCACCGTGCCTAGCACCCTCATGCCGCCGGTAAGCGCTTGGGTTATTCCATCTACCGCTGCGGCTTCGTCTGTATAGTGCCTAAAGATGCCTACCAAGTTCTCAAGCTCGGGCCATAGTCCCGATGCGATGGCTTCTTTTGCGCCGCTGATTTCGTCTTGCCACGCCTGCATTTGACGGTTGGCCAAGTCCATTGTCTGCACCATGCTGCTATCCATGATTTGGCCTGTTGCTTCGGCGTTGTCTCCAAGCTCTTTTAGCAGTTTTCCGTTGTTTAGCAGCAGTGGTAGCAAACGGCTAGAGCGCCGCTCAAGATTTTCCATCTCTGCCGCTATTTCAGCTTGTGACTTGCCCGCTGCTTGAGCCTCGGTAACAAGGCGCTGCAAAGCGCTCGGGCCATCCTCGCCTGCTGCGCGGTTTATCCGCCTAAACATGCGACCAAGCTCGTCGCCGCGAACGCCGACCTGTTGTGCTGCTAGTGCGTATTTTTGAAACTCGCGCTCACCTACCTGTGCGGCGTTTGACAGGTTTAGAATTGCTGTTGCGCTTTGGCCGGTCGATGAGACCATTTTCAGGCTCATGGTCATGGCTGACGTGCCGATAGCTGTTAGCGACTTAACCATGTTCGCGCTAGCTTTCGCGGTACGAACGCTCATGTCTTTAGCTGCGCCACCAACGGTACTTTTTGCCTTGCCCATTTCCTCGCGCAGCTTTTCGGCGTTGGCGCTTAGAAATACTACCAGCTCGCCTAGATTTCCCGCCATGTTACCTCCTGTTTCTCAGCATACGCTTGAGCTGCTCACTGTTGACCACTGGCTCTTGTTCAAAAATGGTGAACATGTACGGATTTGTTCGCCAACCTGCTGCGCGCATTGTCGCATCGCTGATTGTCATTTTTGCAATTTCGATGCGACGCCCCAGGTGCAGCGTTCCGTGCTCGTCGATGACGCGCTGCCAAAAGTTCACCTCGCTGAGGCTGAGCCGTCTTTTGGCTTCGGCTACCGTGCTTCCACCGATGCCATTCATCACAAGCTCAGCCCAGAACATCTCTTCTTGCGTCAGTCCTTTTTTTTACCAATGCCCGTTAGTACGTCTATCATTTCAGACGCAATAGCGCTTGCTAAAGGGTTCGGCAAATCGCGGAACTCGTCTGCCGTAAAAAACGGAGTCTCGCTATCCTCGCTCTCATAGACAAGCAGCGCCACTGCATCCGGGTTTGGTTTGCCCATAATTTTGTCATCAAACTCTTGAGCGCTTGGCTCGCGCACCCACAGCTCCCATTCGTTGCCGCCGTACTCAACAACGACGCGGTGGCGTGGGGTTTTTCCTACGAAGTCCTTTAAGCTTTTCATTATGCAAAATCCTCATCGACGCCACTCTGACGCTGTATAGTAAACGTGCCTTGCCAATTGCCGTTATCCTCGCTACCCCACTGCACAGACTCAACATAACCCGTCATTGTTAGTAAGCTGCGGCCAGTTGCAGTCCAGCTGCCTGATGATAGCGTGGGCGTTGCTGTGCCGTCGCCAAGTGCAACACATAGCTGAATGTCATTTGTTCGATTTTTGAAAAACCCTTTGAAGTCTTCGTACGCTTCTAAATTGTCAAACTCTACCCCGATGGTCGTTTGACCCCACGTAAACTTACCCGCTTCGCTGCGGTTTGAGCTAGCGCCGATACAGACGCGCTCGCGCCCTTCAACGCCATCGGTACCCACGTCTAGCTCAAACAAGCAGCCTGCCTTCGTTACACTGCCACTTAGACCTTCCGCATAAAATAAATCCATGCCTTCTACTTTCATTTTCTCTACCTCACATGACCGCTTTGGTTAATGTTATCGTATTGCGTAAATTTTGCGTTACGTAAACGTGCCTGATTTCGCCTGTGTTGCTAGGCATTTCGGCATGCTCGCCTAGCGCTAGTACGCCGTTTTTTGCAATTCCTGCGTTTGTGTAAACGACGCTCTTTGCCACAAACTCCTTGCCGTCGCTATCCCTGTAAACTTCGTTGCTATCCTGCCATCTACATTTAATAACCACTGGCGGCGCATAAGTCGGGCCAAAGCCGTCGTTGCCTGCATAAGCCCAATAAGTGGCCTTTTGATGCATGTGTCTATCATAGCGTCTCATCGTATTAGTCTCACCCCGCCATATTGCTTGTCGCCCATGGCCTCGCCCAAGCACGGCGCTATGCGTTTTGCGAGCTGCCCAAAATCTGTTGCTTTGCTGCCAGCACCTCGGTGCGCCGTCCAAAAAGAATAGCTAGCATCACCAAGGCTTTCGCTCTGCATCACGCCCTGCCCATCAATACCCTGCAGCGTTAAAAAGTGCGCCACTAGGTATTTCATGGCCGTTCTTTTTACTGGCTCATCTAGTTTAGCAAAGCACTTTTCAGCAATGACAAGCATATCTGTTACGAGCGCTGTGATTCGCGATTGCTCGAAAAACTGGCCTGTCAAATCCTCAATTTCTTGCTCAGTGATAACCACGTTCGCGCGCCTCGTCTTCGTTTAAATATAACACTGTGCAGCGGCAGTTTATTATCTGTCCTGCATCTGCCCCCATCGTTGTGTCTCTCGGGAAAAGCATTTGTGTGCCGTCTGGCAGCACGAACGGGTCGTCAAACCCCACGATGACGCCGTCCATTTGTTCGTGCTCTTCCCGTTCGTTCCCGTCGCCCGTTGCGCTCCACATTTTGTAGCGAACGCTAGTCTCGTTGTTCTCGCGTTGCTGCTTTATAGCCTCGAAACCACCGCGCGATACAGCCTCGCCCGCCTCTGTGCGAGCAATAGCCTCGCCGCGTGTTTGCAGCAAGCGCGCTTCGTATCTCGATATGATGCGAGACAACTCTTTCTGTGGAACAGGCTTACCCTGGTCTATATACCGCTTCACGGTGGCATCAAGCCTAGCGTCGCGCCTCGTGTTCTGCAGATACTTGCGCATCTGTTCGGGGTCGCCGCTGCGTAAGTTTATTCTAGCGTTTGCAACGGCTTGGGCTTGTGGGCCGTTTAGCCCCACTATACCGCCCTCGCGTCTGCCGTTTGGCGATACGCGGCCAACTATATCAAGCGCTATTGTTCTTGAGTTTTCGCCAAGCGTTCGGCCTGCTGCAATTATTTCTCGGATAGCTTCTTTTTGCTGTGCGTTAATATCTGCAACAAGCTCGGCTGTGAGCGATGATATAAATTGCATCGCGGCTTGTGAATTAGGGTCAAATCTGCCAGTAAGTTGGCCGCTTGATTTTAGTGACTCTCTTATGGCTTCGGTGGTTTCGGCAAGGTCGCCACCGCGAAGCTCTAATAATTCATGCAAGGCATTGGCGTCATCAATCGACGCCTCCACCTCTGCTATCGATACTTTTTTTCCCGCAATGTCGCGCAAATAAGCGCGCATGACAGCTCGCGTGTGCCGTCTCAGCTCTTGCATTTGACGTCGCCTGCTAATCATGCGCGCTCGTCCTAGTTAGTGCTATCTAGGTACGCGAAGTCGCGCTTGCGCACTACGTTTACACCTGCTGTGCGGAATACGCCTGGTACTTCCCAGCGGAGCGGGCCAGACTGATGCACATCCAGGAACGTGTGCGGCATTGGTACCGCTAGCTCCAGCACGTTAGGGTCGCGGCGATATGCAACGATTCGCGGCTTGTTGCCTGTTGCCGCCGTGTCGAGATCATCTAAGCTGAGAATCTCAACCGCTCGCCCATTAATTGCTGCAATGTTGTGCGCAGCGATAAAGTCAAGCGACGTCTGCGCGCCGTTCGGCATCAACAATCCTGCCAGCCGCTTATACAATTCGTACGGCAGAATTACAGTATCCGCAGTTGATGCGCCTTTGTTGCCAGTGAGCTCAATGGCCTTATTGTCTAGCGCAAGCGCTTCTTCTGGCGTAACTGCAGCCCAGTCGGTGTTATCCGTGTCGCGCGTTACACCCGCGTTAGGCTGGTTGATTAGACCAGTTAAGCCCTTTTCGCGGCTGCCAGAGAATGCAATTTCTTGCATAAACTCTTCATATGCGAGACGTGCAGCACTTGCCTTGCGGGTTGTTAAATCAACACCCATTACGCGCGCACTGTTGATTTCGTCAAAGCCATAGCCGTAGCCGATTGCCGCGAAATGCACGGGTGCAATACGACCGCCCACATCCACATCAGCCATCGGCACATCATCGGCGTTGCCGTTGATGAACTCTGCTTTTCCTACGCTGTCGGTAGAGATAAACGCCACGGCTTGCTGCCATGGGTTGCCCTCGCTGGTGACGGGCACAAGCTCGGCATAATTGATATGCGCAAAATCTTCGTCCATCACCTGCTCTTTGATGCGAGCGGCTTGGCCTTGTAGCCATTTCAAAATATCTGAATTTGCCATTACGATAGCTCCTCAATTTCTGTGCCCATCATGCGGACTGGGGCTAAACCGCCTGCCGCCACAGTGTCGTCAAACTGCGCGCCAACAATGCGGAACGTGTATGTCGTATCGTCTGCTGCGCCCCATGCGCCGGCTGCGCTAAAACCAACTGCCGCGCCCTCGCTAACGTCGTCAGCCACCTCAACAAACACAACGCCTTGCGTCATGATGCGAGCGCTTTCGGGAAATTCCGCGTCGCCCTCGATGGATACGGGGCAATGGATACCTAGAAACGTCTTGGTGCCGTCTGCGGTCTCAGCCTGACGACGCTCTGCGTCTGCATATTGCACTGGCGCACCTGCTGCGATTGTCTCACCCTCGGCAACAGTGCGGCTAATAAATGTCGCAGGTACCATGCTGCCCTGCATGCCTTTAAATGCTGCTTCCATTATTTCTTCCTCCACGCATCTTGCAGGCGCTTACGGTAGCGCTCGTCTGCATCAGTATTACTGCTGTCGTTATGGTTGTGGCCACCACTCTGGTCGCCGTCGTTGCTGCCCACGTCTTCGAGCGCGATATCGAACCGCGCATCGATGTATGCGTCTGACTTGTCTTTTGTTGCGCTGTCGCCCAAAAGCGCCGTCACAGCTGCTCGCTTAATCTCCTGCTCGGTGCCGCTGTATTCCATATCGACGATGGTTTTTGCCTTCGCGACAAGGTCAGCACGTTCAGCTACTTTTTTGGCAAGTGCTTCATCGTCAAGCTGTGCTGCTTTTAGCTTTTCGATTTCAGCATCTTTGTCTGCAAGCTCTTTGTCTTTCGCGTCGACCTGTTCCCCTGCCTCGGCAGCAGTTGCCTGCGCCTCAACAATTCGCTTGTTTAATTCGGCAATGACCTCGGCGGCCTGCTCGGAAACCTCCAAAGTGATGCCGTCGTGAATGATTTTCACGCCCATTTTAGTACCTCTTTCGTGGTTGGTTTTTGGCTGTTGGTGGCCGCCACTATCGCCAATTCTTGCCTGCTCACCTGCGCGCGCCTTGTCTACGAGCGCAAGATGGTTGTTTTTAATGTTGCGCTGAATGCAGTCGTACGCCTCACCATCGGGCGTAACGCCATCCGACCACTCAAGTGTGGCGCTGTATCCCATCGATAGTTCGCGCTTACCGTTTTCGTAGTCCTCAATAGCTTGTGCGTCCATCAGCACCAGTGGCACGCGGATAAAATCGCCATCGCGTGCAACCTCAGCGCCAATCTGCCCGATGGCAAGGTCGCGCCAATTCTTTGCGGTGACTGGCTCGCTTGGGTGGTCGTTCGTCATTGGGCGATAAGCAAACGTGCTCATAACCGCATCTGAAAAAACCTCTTCCTCGGGTCGAAATACGCGCACTTGCTTTAAATCAGGGCGCCCAACTTCGCGGCCTGCATAAAGCTGTATGCCACTGCGCGCCACTTTAGCTGTAGCAACTAAGTAGCCGTCATCTGTTCGACGCGGCTTGGTTGCCAGCTCTATGCTGTCGTAAAAATTAATCATCTTCGTTTTCCACCATGCTGAAATACGACTCACCCTCAAGTGCAGGCAGATAGTCTCCTAGCGCCTGGGCTGCTGCGCTGCGCAATTCGTCATCACTAAAAATCATCGTATCAGATAACGTTTTAATAGACGTCGATAACGCGCTTATGTTGTTTGCTTTTTCTGTTTCTGTTTCCTGCCACAGCGAGCACCACTCGTAATCTACATCATCGGCGGCCTGTGCTTCGTTTAGCATTAAGCGGTCAATAGCGCGAATAGCGGGGCCGATTTTGTTAGTCTGCTCGCTCGCCACTTCGTCGTAAAAATCACGTATTTCGCTATCACCCTTGGCGTTAAGGCCACCTACGCTAGTGCCAAGCAATTTTGTAGCCGGTATACCGCTCGCGCCTGCTGCGATCTGCAGCGCAGTTAACTGCACATCGTTTAGGCCGCCAAAATTTACATGCTTCTGCTCGTACGACTCTTCGGCGTCCATCAGCAGACTGTTTGTTACTGATTTGCCGTGATTAGCCACGGACAAGCGGCGCATCAACTGGCTTTCGCCTTCTTGAGTGCCAACTATTTCCATTAGGTTTGGAATTCTGAACACATCCACCTTGGCCTCAAACACCAACGCTGCAATATTCGCGGTAACGCCATCTGCGTTTAGGCATGCTCTGTAAACAGGATTGAGCACACTGTCACCGCCACTCATGCGAGGAATGTATCGTCCTCTCATCGGGCACAGGCGGCTTGTGTGTACGTTCTGATTATTGATGCGGATTGTGTTCTGTGACTGGGTGGCGCTGCGAAATCGAGACAAGATGCCTGTGTTGTTTGTAGGCATCTCTACGATATCAAGCCCCACGATGCGCTCGTTGTCGCGCAATGGCGCATGCAT